GGCATTAATGAAACATTCACATCCCCGCCGATCATGGACTTGTACGAATCCATCTCGGGGTAACTTCCGCCATTCAACCAGCCATTGAGTTGATCTGTAAAAGCCTTCTCATCCATCACCACCGCAGTCTTATAACAAAAACATTGCGGATGAAGCGGGTACTCAATTGTGCCTACTTCATAAATGCCCTGACCGTTCTCACCGCCTGCAATCACATCATCGCATTCATCAGCCTCAGGATGCGCCGCCGAAAGGTGACATTGTTCCTTCTCAACCCAGGGCTGTGAGGCTAGGAGTTTGTCCGTAGCGAGAGCGTGAGCTTTTTGAATTTCCGTGCGTGCCAATCGCAGAGCGTTATAGCTAACGCCGCGCCCATCGCAATCATTGCCACTGAGCAAGCCAGTCGTATCCCCAGCGGATTTATCAGATGCCGTTCGTCCATATAACCTCGTTGAAGTCCAGCGCGGACAGTCCTGCCCCGCGCCCAAAAATTCTTCCAACTTCTTCGCAATGTTCCAAGCTGAATCCCCATCGGTAATGCCCTGCATGATGACCTGGTTGATCGCATCGCGTCCCAACCCATCGATCTGCCAGATGCGCGAAGAGATATTCAACGAGTCACCATACAAATGCTCCCCCGCCGCCGTCAACAAAATCTCAATCTGCGGCTTGAACACACCGTCTTCAATGCTTTCACTGATCACTGATAACTGATCACTAATCACTGGTCTTACTAGCCTTTCGTGCCTCACCGCCAGCACCCCAAACGGCAAACTCACAGCCTCACGCCGCGCCTGCAAAAACTCATCCACCCAGGTCTTGAATGTATCGCCCCAAAGTTTCAGCAATTTGGTCTGAGCCTGAAAGCCAGTGGAGCCACCCAACGTTCCATCCGCCCCGCCATAATCCACGATCACCGCGCGCGCCTGCTTGCCGAACTCGATCATTAGCTCATGCGTTCTTCCAGTGAAATAAACCTGCAACCGCAAAAGAGCTTTGAAAGAAGCCTTGTCCAAATTGCCCAAAGCCACTTCATCAAGCCTTTCGATCAACTTCGTGGTCTTACTTTCCATGATAAACATTAGATGGATAATCCCTTCAAGTTATTTGCAAACGCCGTGCTGTCCATGCCATCGCCGCCGAGGATGTCAATATCAATGCCAGGCACAAACGTCGCCAGCAGGGATTGGATCAACTCCTCTTTCACGCCCAGCACCCGCAGACGCATCAAACCATCCGCCAGGTCGCGCAGCATGATCGGAGTCAAATTCTTTGCCTTGCGCCACACAATTTCATACTTGATGTTCTCGGGCAAAATGCCTTTCAAAAGCCATTGCAATTCGAGCAACGGCTTCAAGAATTCTTCGCCCAACCACTCGCGCCCATCGTTGAGCGTTTCGTCATACTCTTCTTTTTTCTCGCCCAGCACATCGCGGTTCAGGTCCCCGCCATAAGCGACCAACTCCATCGGGATGTCGCTGGCAGTAAACATGGTTTCGATATGATGCGTAATATCCGCGATCTCGCTCAAATGGGCGTCGCCTTGAATGGCAGTGATCGAGCCTGGCTTATTGGTGTAATAATTTCTAATCGCCGCGAACGGGTTATCTTCAGCGGCTTTATTCTTTTCTTTATAGGTTTCAACATCCGAAGCCGCGCCCTCAACCACATGATGCAAGATCATTCCCGCGCGCACCTTGCGCCGCACAGAAATATCGATCTCGCCCTCAGTCACGCGCTTGAATGCGCCAGTTGCGGAAGCCCACATGGGAGTTCCATATCTTTTTTCTTCATCGTGCTCAAAGCGAATATGAATGATCTGCCAGTTTGAAAACCAGATTGCATCTTTGGGAGGCTCCGCCATCATATAATTTTCGTTCGTCATCCAAAATGCCTTTTGCGGATTATCGAATTCATCATACGAATTGCTGTTGCGGCGTATTTGCAAAGTGGGTTTGCGCGATAGTTTTACGATGTCAAGATTTTCATCCACCACGATCTCATAGAACGAATCGCCATCGCGTCCAGTCAGGCGGGTGGCGTCCTGTAATTTTTTATTCAGCCCCAGCCGCTTCTGCAAAGCCTGCGCCACATCCAAAGCCTGCGCGTCTTCGGTCTTTACGAAATAGCCAGAGCGCACCACATCGGTCGCGTAGGTCCGCAATGCTTTCTTCACACGCGGATCGCCGTCATACATTCTGCGGCAGGTCTTGATGATCGCCATACGGTCACGGTCTGATTTCATTTTTTCATAGAACGCAATGCTCGCATCCGCCGAACTGGTCACAGGTCCCTCGGCAGTGGTGGCGCTGGTTACAACTGGCGGTTTCATAAATGCGTTGATCCGATCAAGCAAGGTGGGCATAATTCATCCTTCATCCTTCATAATTCATCCTTAGCGCAGTATTTCCTGTATCATTCGTTCCAACGCGGGAAGGTTTTGTTCAATGGTCGTCATAATAATTGCATATGTTTCGCCGTTCGATGTTTCCAAATATTTTCCGTAAAATACCGTGTACGCCAGGGTGATGATCAACGTATCCTTATCGCCGCTTTCGATTGCCACATCGCTCATCTCGCTCTTTGCCTCGGGCGTCACCTCACCCATCAGCGGACTTAGACCAAAGCCATCCACCGCGAAGAAGATTCCGCCACGCGCATTGCCTGTGCGGTCTTCCCAAACTGCATCCTGCCGCGCCGCATCCTGAATGGACTGCCCCCAGTAATTTGCTACCGCTTGAATTGCCACCAGCACATCACGCCCATATTTTTCAATCGCAGGCATCAACTGCTGGCTTGGAGCCACAACCCATTGAAAACCAGAAGAATTTGTCATTCGATTGCGATTGCCTCGGCAATGGTGCAAGCCAACCGATTCGGCTGGATAAAAACGACCTTGAACAAAACGCCGCCGTATGTCAGTCGGTCATCGAGCGCCACATTCATATCAGGCTCACCCAAAATAAACACAGCCTGGTTCGCCTGTCGCGCCGCATCAGATTGCAAACGAAACCCACGCACGCCCGCATATTCGATCCGCATCAATTGAGCCGCCAGTGTCGTTGCATCACGCCTCAACGCCACCGACACCTCGTTATCCGCGCGGATGGCGCGCATGTCCGCTTGAGCCTGCGCCCAATCAAATGCCATTACGAAATCCCCAGCGTCGCGCCGTTATATGTCTCACACGCCTTCACGAAAGCGCCATGCAATTCGAAAATTTGCTTCGTGAGCGAATCCACGCCTTCGCCCTTATCCACGCTCACAGCGCCG